ATTTGCAGTTCTTTTTCCAAACGGTTGTTGCCTTTGTAGAACTGGCTGAGTTGCTCACGCACCGAACGGTTCACATCTTGGCGAACAGTCTTGGCTGGTGTGCGAATGAACTCAGGCATATTGATAGAAGCAACTTTGGCTTCCAGAGCAGATACCATTTCAGCCATTTCAGCCTTGACAGCCTCAACAGCAGCAGGGATTTTTGCTTCAACAGCAGTGATGCTCTCAGCTTGTTTAGCTTCGATAGCATCCAATTTTTCGATGATTTCTTTGGACATGATTAACCTTTCAGTCGTTTGTCGAGGAGTTTTAGAAGTTCACGTTGCTCAAGAGCCGCGAGAATTTCCGCTTCGGTTGCCTCCGCATCAGAATCACTCTGAGTTGGCGCATTTTCAATAGGCACTTCAACAGCATCACGCTGTTCAATCACCGTCTTGAACACAGATGCGGCGGCAACCGACATCTGCTTGGACAGCCCTGCATCCCGCAGTGCTTCTTCCAATACTTTTAAATCGGCAGAACCATCGGCGCGGAAATATTCCAGCTTTTTGATTTCTGCCTTTGTGTTATTTGGGTGCATGACCACGCTGGTTTCACGCAAGCCACCTTTGGTGATTTGGAAATAACCAGACTCGTATGGGTCATCAGAACCAATGGTCATTGCTTCGCCATCTTCCCTGACCCATTGATATTCTTCAGCGTAAGCACTGACAGACACGCCACCAAACATCATTGGCGACTCTTTCATAACTTGGTAGAGGTCAGAGCCAGTGGTGGTGTTCACATACAGACGACCACAAGCGTTCATGCCATCGTCATCCATTTCAATGGAAGTCCACTCGCCGCAAGGGATGGAACTGTCATTGTGGTTAACGTACATCGGGAGAGGACGACCACTTTTTGCAAAATCTTCTGCCCATTGCATAAAGCCTTCAGGCTTGTAGAAGAATTTACGTCCATCAGCGCCTTCACGAGCGCCCCAAGTGGTGACGCGAGCCTCAATCAAACCTGTCGGTTCGCCGTTCTCGGCTTTTTCCGTCAAGTTCAACTTGGCTTCGCAAATTAGATTCAATGTCTTCATTGATTGCCCCTAAAGCAATGGATTGATTATTGTCCTGTATTTTAGGGGGTTGCCCTAAAAGTACAGGCAACTGTTTATGAGGTCGTTTGACCTGTTGTGCTAATGCTACCAGATATTGTGAATCAGTACGCATTTTTTATCAAGTTTTACCAATGTTCATCTTTTTGGTCTGATTTCCACCGCCGCCACCAGTGTCTTGAGCGCTTGAGCCGGGTACAGGTTCGGCTGGCTTGGCATCTTTGACCAACTCGTCACCACCTTCCACAGAGGAAAGGTTCATGTAATTGCGAGCCTCGTTGGGGGTCATAATGCCACCAGAAACGCCAGCAGTGGCAAAGTTCATTTGGTCCAATGGAGCGCCTTTGAGGAAATCCTTGGTGTCGAACTCCACGCACAACGATGGGTAGCCCTCCAGTAAGTGAGCAGTCAGTTTTTGCTGAATGTTCACAATGGTAGGGTACATGGTGGTCTTGTAAAACTCGTCCAAAGCCGTTTGGCTGTTGTTGAACTTGCCATCATGGATGCCAATCATAGAAGGCGGCACACCGAACAAGCCGCAGATTCGGCGCATTGTTTGCAACTTCAATGCCGCAGCATCAGCGTCTTGCAGGGTCAACATGTCCAGCTTCTGGTACTTCATGCCTTGGTCGAGCAGCATGGATTGACCCGGTTTGGACGGATCGGACTGCTTGGACCCGACCATGTTGTTCCATGTCTCCTTCAGACGAGCCGCAATCTCTTTGAACTTGCCATCAGGAATGACTGCTTCGGTCACAAACATGCCAGATGGTTTGGCGCCATTCTGCATAACGTAATTGGCGTACAAATCAATGTCTTGGTCCAAGCCAACCAACTCGGTTGCCAAAATACCTTTGTTAAAACCAGCAGAACCCTGCCAAGCCATTTCCTTGCCATGCATGACTTGGAAATACTTAAATTCATGGTCTTTGTTAAAGCCGTAGGAGGGCGTAGACAGCCTGAATGTAGGGTAGCGAGTGGGCGTGATGTTCACTGCAATCAGCGTTGAATCCAGCACATACATTTCCAGCGGAGTCTCGGTGGAACTGTTCTGGTCTTTCCTCCACCACAGGGTAAAGGCTTCACCAGACAACTCATACCACATCAGCCACTGATACCAAAACTCGTATTTCGACTGAAAGTTGTTGGGGTGTCCCAATAGCTTGGCAACTTGCTTGGCTTTGGCTTTGTCTCTTGGGCCAACACCGTCACCACGAATGGCATCAACGGTTTTACCGTCTGCTGTCTCGCAGCAAATCTTGATTGGCAACTGCGCCAGCGCCCGAGCCTTGACCCCAATACAGGACATAACAGTGCTGTTTCGTGTCAGCACCGACATGTCCACCGGACGACCAGCATTTGTGGTGCTGGCAGTGGTGACATAGAGGATTTGGGTATTTACACCGGCACGTTTGTCACTTCCTTGATAGACAATGTTATTGCCCAAGGCTGTCTGACCGAACAATGTATTGCTCTCAGACTGAGTGTTTTTGCGCTTGAAAATGTCAAAAATTGCCATGATTTCCCCTCAATTTCCAACACTTTACCATTCTAACGACCTAAAGCCAAATGATTCGCTGACAAATACGTTATCCAAATGCCCGTGAATAGCCATAATCATGGCAATAATACCGTCCACCTTGGCAGAAGGATCGGCTTCTTCCTTGCGTATTTTTACGTTACCGTTTATATCGACATACACAGAGCAATTGCCTAGCTGCCATCCAACAAAAGGATTGCCATCATGCTTGATTGCTTTTTTCAAGATTAATTGCTCAGTGGTTTTAGACGGATTTGACAGCACCGCCATACCCTGACCGACCTTGACCACCGGCAAGCCTTCAGCGTACAGGTTCGCCACCAGTGCGGCAGCGTTGTAGGGGTCAAAGTTGACAGCCTTAACTTCGTGCTTTTCGCACTCCTGTTTGATGTACGATTCGACCTCGTTTAAGTCAGTCACGTTGCCGGGTGTAAGCCTCAAAATGCCACTTGCATGGGCTTGAGCAAAAATGCTTTTGTAGTGGTTGGGAATCAACTCAATTGACTCTTGCGGCAAAAAGAACTGGAACTTGGCGTAGAAATTTTCTTCGCTGTATCTGTGCAAAGTGCAAACAGCGTTCAAGTCTCGGGTATGCGCCAAGTCAAACGCAACAAATGTGGCCTCGGGCTTTTCCTCTGGCATGGGCGCAATGGAATCATCCCAATATCTGCGGTCAATCCAAGCAGAATTGGCAGACACATAAATGTTCAATTGCTTGCACAAAAACTCGTTCAGGCTTGCTGGTTTTGCCCCCGCTTCTTCAGCCATCTGCTGGATGTGTTGCACAGTGACGGAAACTCCGAGCATCGGGTTTGCCTTGCCCCACACACTCGGGTCAGCCCAATTGTCACCGGGGTCAATGCTATACAGCAGACCAAACCAACGATATGAATCAGGAGCAGCCCCACGCAAGACACTACGAAAATGGGACAAATCCTCAAAGAACTTGGTTTCCTTGGTGAAGCTGGCAGTCGTCAAATACATCCGCAATGGGTTCTTCCGAGCGCCCATGCCCGAGTGCAAAACCTCAATCGACTGCCTCTCAGTAATCTGCGCTGCCTCGTCAATCATGGCGCAAGATGGGTTTTTACCGTCACCAGTTTTTCGGTTTTCCCGTGACAGCGCCCGATAGGTGGAAGTTGAATCACCGGCTTTTTTCAGTTCGCTGCGGTAGGGAATGAACTTGCAAGCCAACTCGGGCTTCATGTTTTCCACAATGGCTTTAGACGAATCAAAGCAAATGGATGCCTGATCTCTGTTGGTCGCCAAGGTAAACACTTCAGCGCCAGCGTCCCCAAACTGCAACTCATAAAGAGCAATGATAGACGCAATGGTGGTCTTGCCCGACTTGCGAGGAACGAACAAAATAACGTCCGTCACCCACCGCATGGAGTGGTCGCGCCTGTCGCGGAACCCGTAAATAGCCGCCAAGAACATGACCTGAAATGGTTCAAGTTCAATTGGCTTTCCCGCATCTGGTCCTTTGACATGGCGGCAGAAACGGACAAATTTCAGGATGTGTTCGGCTTTGGCAGGGACAAACTCGTAGGGCGCATCCTTGCGCTCCACCATGTCCAAGAACCGTTGGCAAGCTAGTTTGACATCCTCACACGCTTGAATGTCACCCCTAGTTACCGCTACCGCATACTCAAACGCCGGGTTAAGCAGTGGCGAATAGCTCATCTACATCACTCACTTTTGCCTTCAACTTTGGGCGACCACGGGCCACAAGACCTAGTTCAGCCAGCATCTTGATAGCCTTGTCAGCCATCTCAGTGCGAATCTTGAACCAAGCTGTCACGCCTTCGTTGTTGCCGTACACAGTGACATGACCACCTTCACGAATGTTGATTTCAGCAGTCAACAGACTGTCCACAGTGATGACCAATGTGCCGATTAGCAGTTCATCAGAGGCCGTGAGCGTTCCTGTCGAGGCTTCGACTTCTGCGCGAATGGCAGTCTCAAACGCAGCCTTGTCCCAAGTGGACGGATCGTTCAAGTAGCCAAGAATGTGACGAGGTTTTTTTGCCATAGGTTGAGTTCCTTTTGTCTTGTCTGACGCAAGCGTACCACATTCAGGGAATTCCCACGCAAAAGACTCCCCCCTCTTGACTTTGTACCCCCCCGAAATTGATTTCGCGCCTGTCGCGGA